ACTTGCAAGTTTATTAGCCTAATTAATTATTTATAAATAATGTATTATTAAGTTAATTAACTAGTAAAAAATATATGACTTTAATCAATGATATAAAAGCATTACTAAGCTCTAATCTTGGTAAATTTACTGATGTAAATCAACCTGCAATTGCCTATGAAAACAGCAATTATAGTAGAAACATATCAGGCATCTTATGTTTATTACCATACATATCTTCAACACCGCCAATTAAGCTGTTAGGAGGTTCAAATTACCATAGAGATGAATTAGTAATCAGATTAATAAATTATGACACTACACCCTCTTTAAAGCTTAAAAATTGTGTAGATGCCTTACAGAGTAGCTATGATGTAGTATCTCAGATTTATACTGATGGTGATTCTGAGATTTTTGAACAAATAAAGATCACAATTTTAGACTTTAAACTAATAGAATATTAATAATAGGATAGTAAAAATAAAATGAAAACATTAACTGAACAGAGATATGAATTAAATTTGTTAGGAGCCAATATAGGTGAACTATCTGCTCACGATCTTATAAAAGAGATACAAAATAATCAACATTTACTTCTAGAAGTAACTGAAGATCAATCTATATCAAGTGAAGATCAAGTGGTAATTGAAAAGCCAACTAAATCTAAAAGGGTAGCTAAAAAATAATGATACAACCACTTCCTTTGCAACATTTGATAAGTAATCAATACTCATCATCTAATGAATTAAAGATAAGAGAAGTTCAATTTGGAGATGGCTATAAACAGATCTCTAAGGTAGGTATTAACCCTAGAATGACAGATATATCTCTTTCCTTTGTTGCCTTATCTAACACTGATAAAGACACTCTTACATCTTTTCTTGATACACAAACAGGAGACTTAATTGGTTTTACTCCATTTGGACAAGCCACTCAGTATTCATACTATTGTAAGAATTATTCTGTTAATTTGTTGAGTGGAAACAGATGGACATTAAACTGCACATTAACTCAATTTTATTCTAATTAGAGGATTAATCAATGAAAGATGTAAAAGCTATTGAGGAGGTAAAGAATATACCCATATCAAACAATATAGATAACTTAGTTTTAATAGGTCAACAATCATTATCTATATTGTTTATTATGGGAGTTGGTTTAGTATATAAATATATTATAGAACCTCAAGTAAACAGAGTTAAAAACTCATTATCAAGGACAATTGAACAGGAGAAACAACTACTTGTATTAATGGCCCAAGTTAAAGAGTTTTATGGATCTGATAGAGTATTATTAGATGCTATTCATAATGGTACATCAATAGTAACTGGAACCCATTTGTACAAGATATCAACTTATTTAGAAGTAACTAATAACAGTTTTAAATCTATAAAAGAATATTGGCAATCAGTGCCAGTTAGTAGTATAATTCCCTACTTTGAAATATTAGTTAATAGACAAAATAAAAGCTTTTATGCTAGTAACATATCTAATTGTACATTAATTAATGCAGACAAAGAAGAAATCAAAATACCAACTATTTTACAAGAATATTATTCTTTAACAGATGTAGAATCAATTATTCATATATTGATATTAAAGAATAGAGAAGTTACTGGTATATTGTGTATTCATAATCCAACTAGGAACACAAATCAAATATCAACTCATTGTGAAGATATTGAAGCAATTTATAATAAAAAGAATAATTTTATTAATAAGTTTATAAAATAACTGCTTTTAGATTGAGCCACAAGGCCCTTTATTTAGCATCTCCTTATGTTCTTACCTTTAAACTATAAAACCTCTTAGAGAGCCATTTAAATAGCAATCTAAGAGGTTTTATGTTTTTATTAGAAATTAATTAGAGATTAATTAGGCAATTCTTCTACATTTATTAATAGGAATAGAATAACAAGTTTTATCAACATAATTATTTTTATTAAAGTCAGTAGTTGCTGGAGCTTTAACTTTACTAACAATTACATCAGGATTTAATATTATTTTACCATTAAGATTAATTGTTAAATAGGCCAAATAAACACTACCATCAGCAAATTCATTAACTATTAAAGTAAAGCTATCTAACTTTAATAATCCCTCCATTTTGGTCCCCATAATACTAACATCATTATATTTAGTTGATAATATCCTTCTTTGTTTAAGTTCCAAGTAATGTTTATCCATATCTTCTCTTATAGATTCATAATCATAATTACTATACTTATAATTACTTTCTTTATATTGTTTAAGAAACTCATTTAGGCATTTATATTTGTAAGTCATTTGTTTGTTTAATTAGTCATTTAATTTATATATAAATACTAAAACAAACTACTATGTAAAATGTGTGCACATAATTATAAATAAACTTATTAAAAATATTAATTTGCCTATTAATTAATATAGTTTTAGGGTATATTATAGATATTAAATTATTAATAAACTTAAACAATAAGAATATATGGCATTTATTGATTCTAGTGGATTGAAATACAATGTAATTCCTGATGTAACCAAAATCGCAGGTATTTACAATATCCCAATGTTACAAAGACTGAGTGCAATTGGAAATCTTCCTCAAATTGGACAAAGATTGATTAAGTGGAACGTAGACACTGGCTATGGTGCTGTTACTGCTGAAGCATCTACAGCAGATGTTAGTTCTTTTGCATCTGATGTTATGGCTACTGCTTCATTACCTATTGGTGATAATAGACTAAGACGCTCTTTTACAGTTCTAAACAATGAATTAAAGGAAGCTGCTAATATTGGTGTTGGTGAAATTGCTGACTTGCTTCAATTTGAAGTAGACACAGCTATTGAAGCTTTGACCCTTGAATTGGCTACTAGACTTTATGTTGCTGGTTCTAATAGTGGTATTAGTAAAGGTATTGCTGATCTTGGTGCAACCGCCACATCTAACAAATCAACTGTTGTTTATGCTGGTCTAGATCCTGCTACTTATACTAAGTGGACTAACTTGGTTTATAAGAATGCTGGTACTCCTAGAGCATTAACTGTTGCTTTACTAAGAACAGTATTAAGTGATGTTAAGAGTGGAGCTACAATTGGTACTAACTCTAATGTTACTGCTTTGTATATGAACCCTATTACTGCTAATGCTTATAAGACTTTGTTTGATGCTAGAGTTCTACCTCAATATGGTGCTGGTGTTGCTGATATTTCTTACTCAACTCTGCAATTTGAAGGTATTCCTATCATTGAAGATCCTTATGCTCCTGTAGGTAATGTATTCTTCATTAATGAAAATCAAGTTAAACTTTACTCTTTTGAACATACTGATTCCTTGGGTACTGTTGATCAAGCTAATGGAGTTCCTGGTCTTTCATTCTATGTTGCTCAACTACCTTCTGCTAACCCTGAAGCTGCTAAGTTTAGTGTTTCTATTAACCCTCAACTGGTATTCAGAAATAGAGCTGGTGTTGCACAGCTTGGCGACCTATCCTGATCTCTAACTAGGGTGATAAAAAGAGTAAGATTTATATTTCTTACTCTTTTTTATTACATTATATTTAATTTAAATCTCCTACTTAATAACAAATAAATATGATATATTAGGAGATATAAAGTAATAAATATAAACACAATGTCAGATTTAAATCAAGCAGGAATATATCAGATACTAAGCAAACATAATAACAAAAGATATGTGGGCAGTACTTATCTATTAACTAAAAGAATTAATGAGCATAAAAGAAGATTAAAGAACAATAAGCACGAAAATCAACACCTTCAAAATCATTACAATAAGTATGGTAAAGATGATTTGGTTTATTCAGTTTTAGAATTTATACAAATAGATGAAATAGATAAGGAGCAAGTTAAAATATTAATCCTAGAAAGAGAGCAGTATTATTTAGATACAATGAATCCAGAATTTAACATATGTAAGATAGCTGGAAGTTCATTAGGTACAACAAGAAGTGAGAAGTCTAATCTACAAGTTAGAGGGGCTCAAAGAGGTATTAATAGTGGCAAGGGAATATCCTTTGACAAAGCAAGACAAATGTATAAAGTATCTATGAGACTACTAAAAACAAGAATACATTTGGGCTATTTTAAAACATATGAGGCGGCCTTAGAAGCTAGAATTGCTGCTGAAAATGATATTTGGAAGGCTGATTTTGATAACTTATCTTCTGAGGAACAGATATTAATAATTGATAAGTATAGTTGTTCAATGCAAAAAAGAATAAATAAAACTTTTGGGGTTTGTTTAGTTAGCTCCTCTGGTAAGTATAGAGCTTGGATACCAGTACTTAAAAAATCAATTTATTTAGGAGATCACTCAACATATGAACAAGCCCTTCATATAAGATTAGAGGCAGAAAAGTTGTTTTGGAGTAAAGAATACAAATCTCTTCCATATTCTGAACAAATACTTATTAGAGATAAATTTAACTACAAAGACTTAAGCTAATAAATAAATTAAACAAGCAATAAAAAAGAGTTAGAAACTATAAATCTAACTCTTTTTTTTATTATGTTTTATTAATTAATAATTAACTAATAACAGCGCCAGTACTATCTTTAGTAATAACAGGGCCTTGACATTTAAGATTGAAGTCAAACTTCTTAACATCCCTATATTTTTGCATTTCATTGTAGCTTTCAACTAGAGCAACACCTTCATTAGAAATACCCTTTTCATCAGTAATTAGGAAGTAAACTTCTCTTACACTGTTAGCAGCAACAGAGATAACTAATTTAATAGCATCATTAGTACCAACATAAACACCACTAACTTTAATTGAGTTATCAATTTGAATCTTAGCATTTTCAGTGTACAAACCATCTCCAAATGAGCTAACATCAACTGTTTTACCAGCATAAGAAAGATCAGCAGAATCAGCACTTGAAAGGATTTCCCAACCAAAATGAGTAGCAGTAACATTATTAGCAATGGTAGCTGTTAAAGCAACTACAGGAAGAGCAGTAGCGCCTAGAGCAACATCAGCAGTTAGTGTAACAACTTGGCTATTAAAAGTTAGTTTATCACCACTATGTAATGCTTTACCACTAAGAGCAGTAATTGGAATAGATACATCACCAATAGCACAAGAAGCAGAAGTTGTAACTGTATAAGTAGTTCTGGTTCTAGAATTTAAAGGTAACAATACTACTTGAACCTTTGTAGATAGACCTTTAGCAATTTCAGTTTGTCTGGACATATATTATTTTATATTTAATATTAACATTGATTAATTATTATAATATAACCTACTTTTACTTAAATAAATGGGCTTTTTTAAATAAAGTTATAATCTAAGTATCAATCTTGTTAAAAGTAAATTACCTATTTAATTAGGGGTTAATGTGAAATAATAAAAGAATTAAAGAGAAAGTTAAAATAAACATATGGCTGAGCAAACAATTGTTATAAAGTTTAATATAGATGATTTGAATAGAGTTAAATCATCCTTAAATGGTCTTAATGCTAGGGCCACATTAAGTGTTGATGATAGTAAGGTTAAGTCATCCATTAGTAGCCTTAATTCACTTATGGCTGGTGTTGCTGCTGGTATTAGTTCTTCTATTACAAACAGTATTACAGGTGGCATTAGTAATGCATTTAGATCTGCTGGTAATCTAGTTACCAGTGGTTTAGAACTGGCTTTTAATAAGCAAGCTCAAATAACATCACTTACTGCATCATTACAAGGTAATAAAAAGCAAGCAGAAGATATATATGCAACAGTCCAAAAGATTGCTGATACAAGTCCATTAAAAACATCAGAAATATTAGGAGTTACTAAACAATTAATATCAACTGGTTATGAAGTAGAGAAATCATTTACAGTTGTTAAAGCTTTAATGGATGCTGCTGCTGTTGCTAATCCTACTAATATGGGTCAAGGATTAAAAGACTTAGGGGATGTTTATGCCAAGAATGCTGCTGGTGGTAGATGGATGACTGAGGATTTGAACCAGTTTCAATCTAGAGGTATTAACATAACTAAACAACTAGCAACAGACTTAAGTACTACTATTGCAGGT